GCGGCGTGCCGATCCTGTCTTCAGATGACCCGGTGCCGTGCGTCTCCATCCTCGAATGGATCGACTTCAACGAGCCGGTGCAATTCGTCCGCGAGTTCAACCGGTACAAACACACGCTGGACTTAATGGTGCAGGGTTGGGTCGAGGCGGACAACGACAACTGGACCGACACGGTGTACCCCCTGCTGGCCGACGTACAGAAGTGCCTGGCCGCGATCAACGACATGGATGATCGCGAAAATTACATGCTCGGCGGACTCATAACCCGGATCGATCTGTCGCCTGGAATGGTGCGCCCGCAAGACCAACTTTCGGCGCTACCTCAGTTCTTCCTTCGGGTCCGAATTGAGGTTGCTGAAAAGCTGAGCGACCCATACGATCCCGCGTAAGTCGCTAATTCAACCATTTGTTTAGGACTCTACTGAGGGTTTCATCATGGCCAACAACTACACGTTGGGTCGCGGCAAGGTCTTCTTCGATCCCTTCGCCACCGGCGCAACCGTCACTGCCTCCCTGAAGGGTTTGGGCGAACGTTATCTGGGGAACACGCCCGAATTTTCGCTGGCGCTGGAATCGAGCAAGCTCGATCACTTCAACGCCGATGAAGGTGTTCGCACCAAGGACCGTTCGGTTCTGCTGGAATTGAACCGCACCGGCAGCTTCACCTGCGACAACATCGACGCTGACAACCTGTCGCTGTTCGTGCTGGGTTCGAAGTCGACGGTATCGCAAAGCGCGCTCACCGCTCAGACCACGCTGTACGAAGTGGTCCTGGCTGACAACGCCTACCAGATCGGTGCCAGCGCGACGAACCCCGCTGGTGTGCGCAAGGTTGCCTCGGTCGTTATCACCGACACCGACACCCCTGCCACCACGTACGTCCTGAATACGGACTACACGCTGGACACCGATCTGGCTCGCGTGACTGTGATCGCCGGCAGTTCGATGGTTGGTAAGGACATCACCATCACCTACAACACCACCGTCACCACCTACGAGAAGATCGTCACTGCTGCCGATGCCGAGGTTGAAGGCTCCCTGCGCTTCATCGCCTACAACGCCGAAGGCACACAGCGTGATTTCTACTTCCCGTACGTACGTCTCACCCCGTCCGGTGACTTCGCGCTGAAAGGCGACGACTGGCAGACGCTCTCGTTCGACGTGGAAGTCCTGAAGAAAGCCGACACCGTGGAAGCGATCTACATCAACGGTCGTCCGGCGTAATAGACCACAAAACTACAAAAGCGAGGACAACAGATGGCGCTCAGCGACATCACTGTACCGACCGAGGTTATCTCGGTCGGTACGAATAATTTCACGGTTCGCGGTCTGTGTTTCGACGATGTGACCCGGATCATTCAGAAACACCAGGTTGCGGTTGAGAAGGTTATCGACGCCTATGGGAACAAGGTTCCCGACGCCGCGATCCTACAAATGCTCATTGGTGAGCTGCCGGACTTGACCGCGCAGGTCATCGCGTGCGCCGCCGACGAGCCCGACAACATTGCCATTGCGCGCAAGCTGCCGATGCCGAAGCAAGTCGAAGCCCTGGTCGCCATCGCCAAGATGACGTTCGACGAGGTGGGGGGCGTAAAAAAGTTCGCGGACCAACTCGCCGATCTGTTCGGCGGACTTCGGAGCAGCTTACCGGCGAGCACGCCAGTTTAGCGGAGTTCGCTGAGCGCGTTGGTCCGATCGAGCAGCACTGGTTCTACCGGCTGCGCCAAGACGTTTCGATGCTGCTGGAGTTCGGTCATACCCGCGCCGCTCGATACCCGATGTGGCAGGTATGGTTGGAGTCGGAGATCGTCATCGACCGCCACAGCAGTCGCATGGTTACGGAGGCGGTGCTTATTCAAGGTGCTGTCTCCAGTCTGCTCGCGAAGGAGGGGGCCAAACACTTCAAAGAATTGCTGGAGTCGATGACTGATGGCCAATGAACGTACAGTAGATGTGGTGATCCGCGCCCGCGACGAGGCGACGGACAACATCAAAGGTTTCGTGCGGACCATTGGTGCTGCTGCCAAATCCCAGCAGCAACTCACGGAAGAACTGGAGCAGACCGACAAGCGGTTCCAGCAGCTCAGCGAGTCCGCACGCGCCATCGGGCAGTCGCTGTCCGCCCTAAAGCAAACCGCCAGCACCGCCGCGCAGTTCGCCAAACTCAACGCGCAGATCGGCGATCTCAACAGCAAGCTCGAAGACAACAAGGTCGCTGCCGCTGCCGCCGCGCAGACGCAACAGCAGGCCGCTGCGGCAGCCAGCAAAGCCGCCGCCGAATATACCCAGCTCAAAACGGCTATGTCCGCGCTCAAGACCGAGCAGGCGGAGGTCGCTGGTCGTCAGAAACAACTCGCAGCAACGCTGAGAACCGCTGTTAGCTTCGACAAGCTGACTACCGATGTCTCCGAATACGAAGCGGCTCTGAAGAAGGCCGAGCTGGCCGGACGCACGCTGGCGACCAGTCAGAGCAACCTCCAGTCCCGCTTGGCGCAGGTCAACAAGACCTTGGCTCTGCCGCAAGAGCAACGGTCTGTTCCAACCAAGCAGCTCGAACTTCAGCGCAAACAGCTTGAGAAAGACCTCGCTGCGGTAGACAGGGCGATCAGCAAGAACACATCGCAACAGAGTGGTCTTGATGTAAAACTACAGGGTGTTATCGCCCGTATGGACCAGCTCGGCAACAAAGCCGCCGAGGCCGGCGTCGACCTGCGTGAGCTGACAGCACCGATCGCCACGCTCGAAGCTGAGATGGCTTCGCTGAATAACCGCGCCGGTGAGTTCGCAGGTCGTATGGCGCCGGTGACCGGAGCCCTCAACTCGGCGAAGGTCGCCGCCACCACGACTGCCGTCGAGCTGAAGCAGGCCGACGCTGCGCTGGCGTCATCGGAGCGCCAGTACGCGCAGACCGGCGCGAAGGTTGCCGAGCTGACAGGTAAGCTCCAGCCGCTCGAATCCGAGCTGAAGCAAGCCGGTGTGGCCACAGGTAACCTCGCCGCCGAGCAGGATCGCCTACAGAGCGAGATCAACCAGACAAACAAGGAGCTGCGCAACGCTGACGGTACGCTCAACAAGTACGCTCGCGCTGCCAACCAAGCCGCCGGCGCCAACGAGAACTTCTTGGAGAAGGGCCGTAAAGCGCTGTCCTTCTCACAGCGGTTGCGCGGCCAGGTTCTGTCGCTCGTTTCCGCTTACGTCGGTCTGTACGGCGCGATCAACCAGGTCAGCAAAGCCTTCGAGGTGGGATCGAAACTCCAAGGCACGCGCAACACGCTCGTTGCAGCAAATAACGGCGATACACAGGCCGCTGCCGCTGAGTTCGCGTATACACAGCAACTTGCTGCCAAGCTCGGTCAAGAGCTGGTATCGCTGTCGACTGGCTACGCCAAGTTGCGCGTGGCATCCAAGGATTCCGGCATCTCTCTCAACTCCACGCGCCTGATCTTCGAATCGCTGACCGAAGCCGCCACCGTCAACCGCTTGAGCGCCGAGCAGACCGAGCGCGTGTTCACTGCGGTCACGCAGATTTTCTCGAAGGGGAAGATCAGCGCCGAAGAACTCACGCAGCAGCTCGGCGACAGCCTCCCTGGCGCGACCAACCTGCTCGCCAAGGGTCTCGGCATCACCACCGCGAAGCTTGCCGAGATGATGAAAGCCGGCGAGCTGACATCCTCGTCGCTGATCGCACTCGGGCTGGAGGCGCGCAAGACCTATGCCGCCGTCACCGGAGAGGCTGTCAAATCGCCGCAGGCCGAACTCAACCGGCTGAAGAACAACATCACCGAGCTGCGCGACCTGTTCTTCCAGACGGCGGAGAAGGACGGGCTCGCCGAGGCGATCAAAAAGCTCGCCGACGAACTCAAAAAGCCTGAAATCCAAGAGGGGGTGAAGGGTCTCGCCAAAGGCTTCGTCGACCTCATCGAAGTGATCCCCCGCGTGGCCAAGCTGCTCGGCGATCTGCTACCGGTACTCGAAGGGTTCGCTGCCATTTGGGTCGGCGCCAAACTGGTGTCGGGTATTCGCACAGTGTCCACCACGCTCGCCACCGACTTCACCGCAGCAGCAAGTACGGCCACCGGTGCTGCTGCCCGTCTCGGTGCTGCGATCAATGTGATGTTCGGAGCGGTCAGTGTGGGGCTCGCCACGTTCTCACTGACCACCTGGGCGCGCGATGAGTTCGACGGTTTCCGCTACTGGACCGATCGGCTCGGCAACTTCCTCGTTTACACCGTCGACCTGATCGCAAAGGGGTTGGTCAACCTCGCCAAGATTTACGGCAACGTGATCACGGACATCATGTTGGCGCCCGTTCGCGCACTGCAAGGTAAGGACATCTTCGCTGACACCCGCAAGGCTTTTGAAAAGTTCCTTGCTGATGTGAAAGCCAACCAGGATGGGTGGGAGACCGGTGTCGCGTTCGCGGGTGTTCGCGACGCAGCTCCGGGTGCCTCCACGGCAGATAGGGGTGCCGAAGCAGCCAAGGCGGCAAATGACCGGGCACTACAGGAGCAGCAGGAAGCGGCAGCTCGACTTGAGATGGAACAGAACATGGCGCGCGATCGACAGAAGGCTGCCGACGAAGCTGCTACGAAAGAGAAAGCGAAGCGCGACAAGGCCGCTGCCGCCGAGCGCCTCAAACTCGCCGAGCAGGTGCGCGACGGACTGCTGGAGAACGAAACCAAGCTGCAAGAGAAGCTGGCGGACCTGTCCGGCGACCCCGCCAAAATTCTCGCCGCGCGGCTGGCTGCGATCGACGAACAGTACCGCGAGCTGGACGAGAAGATCACCAAGCTGGGTGACGTTGCCGGCAAGGCCCGACTGGACGCTGTGGTTGCTCAAGAGCAAGCCATTGCGCGTGCGCAGGCGGCGAAGCGAGGTGGTCTCGGAACCGATCTCGCTGACAAGCTGGCAGAAGCCACCGGTAACGGTGTGCAGGTCGAGCTGGCGAAACTGCGCGCCGAGTACGAGCAGACCGTCGCGCAACTGAAATTGATCGGCGACGCCAACGGGCAGGAAATTGCCAAACGCCTGCTCGGCGTGGAAGAAGCCAAGATTCAGCTCGACAAGCTGCTGAGCGACTACGACGCGGTGATGAACCGCTTCCAGACGCAGCAAGAGGCGCTGTCGGCGCAAGTTGAGATCGGCGACAAGACGCAAATGGAAGCGCAGATCGAGCTGAATAAACTGCGTCAGGACTCGCTGGCACAGGTCCAGCTAATGATCCCCGAGATGCAACGGCTGGCGGCGGCCATCGGCGACCCGGCGATCATTGATAAGGTCGAACAGACGAAGCTCGCACTGGTCGACCTTCGTCGCACCGGTATCGAAGCTACTGAGCGGCAGATCAACGAGTCGTTCGCTTCCGGCTTAACCAACGCACTCGGGGACTGGATCACCGGTATCCAAGACGCGCAGACAGCATTTCGGCAGTTCGCGGCGGATTTCCTGCGGCAGATCGCACAGATGATCATTCAGCAGCAGATATTGAACCTGCTGAAGTCGATGGGGGGTCCGTTCTCCGGGGCTGCGGGTGCAGCGGCTGCTGTCGCGCACAACGG